CAACTATTAGATCAAATGTGGAAACAATCCTTGGGTGAATGCTTAAGTGTTGTTGTATTGCGTTCTGGTGTGCGTTATTGCATGTCAATGCTGGCGAGTAAGTTGTTGCGTGGGAAAAATTTGTTTGACCATTGCAGCACAAGACTTGCCAAAGAGATAGAGCTCTATATATTTTTGTCTTCTAACCCGGCCCTACCACCAGGTGAAAAGGCGAAAATATCTGACAAAATTGTTTCTTTGATGGGACAGGCCGAAATGGCAAGATTGGTTATCCCTCTGAAGATATTAGATGCTCTATGTATAGGCGTCATTAGCTGGAGAAGTGGTTTGTTGAAATTTTTAATTAATACTTTCCGCTTTGAAGCGTGTCGCCTGTTGTGGATGTTAAGACGAGTGAATGGGATCGAATGTGATGTTTTACGTCAGCGATTCTGTGATACCCCATTACCCAGAGTAAATGCGGTTGCGTACCATACACATGGTCGTGCAGCCGCTGATCGAAATGTGGCTGTGGAGTTCGCAAAATTTTTCACTTTATTGACAGGTTATGATTTGTATTCTTATCAACGTTCTAAAGCTGATGAACGTTCGCAGGTTTTAGGATCACGCGAATATTATTGGACTAAGGATGTGAATATGAAACCATCGATGTTTGGAGTTACATCTAGGAATTTGATTGTTGCAATTGATGTTGATTATTATATGCAGCTTGATGATTTCTTGTTGTCGCACGAATGTCCAGTTATGCTATATACATTTATTCCTGATAATGTGTGTGGTGTAGAAAATGGTTATTCATTTACTTTTGATAAGAGTGATCAATTGGTTATGACTGTGGGTGGGTCAGCTACTTACATGCATCAGTTATGGAATTATGGCCATGATTCGATATGTGTTTGGAGTTTGACTCATTCAAGGACTTTTCTGATTGAGAAGAAAATGGTTTCTGCAAATCATTATGTAGTGTTATTGGTTCCAAGTGGAAACTGGGGTATTATTGGGTCGTTGTTGCTGTCATTTTTGACAGATGAAGTTAAAATGTTCAACCGTTTAAGTGTTGTTCGTGGAGATTTCTTGCGTTTAATGATCCAAAATGAGAAAACCCTTCTTGTTTCTACTGGGTATATTGATGGACACACTGCATGTACGGTTCCTGTTGACAAAGATGATGCCGTTGGGGCCATTGCTAAAGTCACAAAATTAGAGATTGCGCTGCCACAAGTTATCTCTATTATTGATGACCGAGCAAAGGCTGCTATTTTAGTCGGTTATTATCGTCAGATTATTGGGAAGAAACCAGATTATGTCTTCCCTGTTTCTTCTGGTGTGAAGTCTTATCAAGTTTTTGATCGTGTTAGTTATGATCCTGATGCAAAGCATGGGGTCAAACCTTTCATGGTACCATTAGTTGATAATGCTTGGTCACCAGATATATGTCTGTCGAATGAGAAAGCGGCTATTAAAGGACGCATAACGGATGTTCAATCAAATGTCATACCGACTGCTTACCATTTTCGGCGTATAGCCGAATTTGTTGAGTTGTTTGTACCGGCAAAGGTTAAACATACGTTATGTCCAGCGGAGCTTGATGTAGTTTTCGAGAAACAAAATAGACCTTGTCAAAGACGTATCCTTGAGCAAGCTGTTGCGATGTTTAAGGCTCCTTTGAAACATATAGCTATGTTTCTTAAGAAGGAATGCTATGGCGGACCAAAATGGCCACGCCCTATTTCACAAGTGAATGGGGTTGATAAGATGGAATGGTCAATGTACATGTATTCGGTAGCTGAATACTTGAAAACAATGCCGTGGTATGCTTTCGGAAAGAGTCCTATAGATATTGCCAATACTGTAACTGCTGTATGTGAATCAGCTGAGAAACATGCAGTAAAAACAGATTTTGATAAACAGGATGGGAGAACGTCTGCGATAATGCGAGCATTGGAATCAGCGATAATGCTTGCGTTATTCCACCCAAAATACCATATGGACTTGTTGGAAAAGATCCGTAAACATTATAATATGAAAGGGTATTCTATCTTTGGTTTGGTGTATGAAACAAGTTGTCAGAGGGCTAGTGGGTCACCTGAAACGTCTGGGTTTAATACGTTGGATAACGCTTATATTAATTATGATGCGTTGCGAATGACACGTACTAAATTTGGTTTTAATACGCCTGCTGAAGCATGGAGTAAACTTGGTATTTATGGAGGGGATGATGGTCTTACAGCTGATGTAGATCCTAAGATGTTGGAGTTGGCTGCTAAAAGTGTGGGCCATGTGATTAAAGCTGAACCAGTTTTGCGTGGTAAGGCCGGGATTATGTTTTTAGCCAGGATTTATGGTCCTGATGTTTGGTTTGGGGACAATAATTCAATTATTGATCTTGCTCGCCAGATTAGTAAATTTCATGTTACTGCTAATTTGCCTCCCGGTATTACCCCTGCTATGAAACTGATTCAGAAAGCTAGAAGTTACATTGGCTCTGACTCCAATACTCCGATACTCGGGCTCCTTGTTCGCCGTGCAATGCATTTGGCGGAAGATGAGAAGGGGCTTATAGAACAGCTTGATGCCTATAGCCAAGTTCTTCGGGACGTAGGTTATTATCATGGGCGTGTCACTGCTGATAAACAATATCCGAATGTTGATAATTCTGGTTGGATGTTTAATATCATGATTAATGAGTTGCCTAATTTTGATTATTGCAGGTTTGTTGAGTGGATTGATTCTACGAAGACATTAAATGATTTATTGGACGGTTTGACGTTCAGTGATCCACCTGAGGTTGTTGCAAAATTTAGGGTAGCTGTTCGTGATGATGTTATGGATGTTAAGGAAGAAAAAGACGGTAAAGAAAATGATGTGGTTCAGGGTGTTAGCTCAGTTGGAGGACGATTGCCTCCTTTCGATGCGAGGTTGGATTCCTCGCAAGCTCAATTTGCCCATGGATCAGTCGGTCAATCTGCCCGGAAATTCTTTACGCCTAGAAAACGTCCGACCAAGAGATCGCGTGGTGGTTCCAAGTTTCGTGGTTATGATAATGTTAGGCCTGTACAATCAGGTCCTGATTTGTCTGTTATCCCGTTGCCTAGGAGTTACCGTGCAGTTCGTGGTAATGTTGTTAAGCGTGATAAGACTGTGGTACCTGTCATTGCACAGACAGGCAAGTATAAGTTTGGGTCATTTGGGTTGCCAGCCAAGGCGACTCAAGTGAAACGAGCTTAATCCGCAACCCGGTTGTGGGAGGGTAGACTTGGCTACCCTTTTACTTTAAAACTATTTTGCATAGTTTTTCCCACAACCGTTTAAAGTAACAATGACTAAAGGAAAGAAGAAGTCAAAATCAAAACCGCAGAAAGCTGCGAAGCCAAAACAGCAAAAGTCTGAGTCTAGTTTTGTGTCCAAAATACCTGGATTAATTAAAGATGTTGCTTCAATTGGATCTCTTGTTGGAAGTTTTATGGGTACCCCTTTTGGTGCCCAAACTGGTTCTGGTAAGTTATCTAATGTTGCTGCGTCTAAACTCATTACTGCCCCTGTTACGACAGGATTGATGAGCAGACAACCTAATTGGGATTTTCGTAAAGCTCCTGATATGGGTTATGGTCCAGGGATTCGAGTTTCAGGTCGTTTAACTTTGGGTGAAATTGCTAAGTCAATGACCCATAATGGTACTACTACCGATATTGTTTATTATGGGCTTGCTAGCTCTAGTGGTTCTACTACTGTTGGCGGTGATATTCAGTTGGCAACTTCTCCACTTTCATTTGTGGTGTTGTCTCCTGTTTCACCGTTTACTGGTGTTAGTGGAATTACTAATGAGCCTATGTTGGGTTCTTATGGCAATAGCGATAATATATTCCAGAAATTAGCGACTTGTTTCCAGCGATATAACATTGTTGATGCTACGCTTGTGTATGCTCCTACAGCCGGAACATCAGATGAACATACTATTGTGATTTCTTGGGTCCCAGACCCTGGTATCATATTGAATTTCTCTGAAAATAATGGTTCTGGTGACGTTCCAGCATTGGCTGATGTTAATTTTGCGATGTCAATTCCAGATTCGGTAACTACTCCGTCTTGGGCTCCAGCAACATTTGTGTTGCCGCTTGATAAGCGCTTGAAACGTGATTTGTTGTATGTTAATGATATTAGTTTGAGTACCACTGGGCCTACTGATTTATTGGCTGGTGGTGCTGATTCAGTTGTAGAGGCTCTTGAGGCTCGACAATTGTTTGAAGGTGGTTTTATTTTCTCGGGATTCGGGGTTGAGTCTTCTGTGCAAGCTGATTCACCAACTTACACTCTTGGTACTGTATTTATTGATTTAACTATTGATTTATATCAGATGGCCATGAATCAAGCTCCCCTTGTTTATTCTGGGTTAACTACCTCGTCGTTGTCTAGTACCTCTATGGGTTCTACTGAGTCAAAACAGGTCATTAAGATGCCTTATTTGCCGTTTACTCCGAAGCCAACGTCATATTCTACTAAGGTAAAACCATGTATCGCTTCATGGTATAAGCGTCGATGTGGTATTCGCAAAACTGGTGAACGCCAGGTTATCGAGTCCAAACATCCTCCAGTTGAAACTGGAGAAGCTGTTACGCCTTTGATTGATGTTGAAGAATGTTATGTGTCTGTGCCAACAGGTAATAACAAGAAGCGGAAAGTGACCCCTGATAAGGTTGCTGTTGGAACTGGGAGAGCGAATCAGTGCTCAGTTCTTAGATTTGATGATGTTTAATTCCATTTGTTTACCATGGTGCTGTATTTGCCATGTTACAGCCATCCTAAGGAAAAACTCCAAAG